TTCCGCGCGTACAATCTCATTTTTAATGAGTGGTTTAGAGATGAGAATCTTCAGAACTCTTTGGAAGTTCCGACCGGCGACGGTCCTGACAATTTGTCTGACTACAACTTAGTTCGTCGCGGTAAGCGTCATGACTATTTCACATCATGTTTGCCCTGGCCGCAGAAAGGACCAGGTGTAGAAATTTCGATTGGTGGAACTGCTAAAGTTAATATTTCTGGTAATGGTGCTCCTCTTTTTGAAGGTTCTTCTTTGTCACCCGTTTTGGGTAGTTTTTTTCTAGATAAAGGTAATGATGTTGTTTTTAACAACAATGCTTCTTATAACTATCAACCTTTGATTTGGAAAGATCCTGCGCTTTCTGCGTCTGCTGACCTTTCAACTGCTACGCCGATTTCCATCAACGATCTTCGTCAAGCTTTTCAGATTCAAAAGCTCTATGAGCGTGATGCTCGCGGAGGTACGCGATATACAGAAATCTTGCGTTCTCATTTTGGCGTAATCTCGCCTGATGCTCGTCTGCAGCGTCCCGAGTATCTTGGTGGTTCGTCTGCTCGCATTTCGATCAATCCTGTTCAGCAGACTTCCTCAACTAATGAGACGACGCCTCAAGGCAATTTGGCGGCTTATGGTGTTGTTTCAGATAGCTTCCATGGCTTCTCTAAGTCTTTTGTTGAGCACGGTTACGTTTTTGGCTTTGTGAATGTTCGCGCTGACCTGACTTACCAGCAAGGTTTGAACCGCATGTGGTCGCGCCAAGGTCGATTTGACTTTTATTGGCCTGTGCTTGCACATCTTGGTGAGCAGGCCGTTCTCAATAAAGAGATCTATGCTCAAGGCACTGCTGATGACGATAAGGTTTTTGGTTATCAAGAGCGTTATGCCGAGTATCGCTACTATCCTGGTCAGATTACTGGCAAGTTCCGTTCGACTGATCCTCAGCCGCTCGACAGTTGGCATTTAGCGCAGAATTTCAGCACTTTGCCAACTCTTTCGTCGCAATTCATTCAAGATAATCCGCCCGTTGAGCGTGTAATCGCCGTTCAGGATGAGCCGCAGTTTTTGTTTGACTCGTATATTCGTTTGAAGTGTGCTCGTCCGATGCCTGTGTATTCAGTGCCTGGCTTGGTTGATCACTTCTAAGGATTTGTTATGGCTTTAGTTATTTGGCTTGCCGTTGTTAGTACAGTAGTTATCTTTGCTTTAGGACGGTGATATGGGTTTCCCTTGGGCAGAAGCGATAGGTGGTGCTGCTAATTTAGGTAGCTCTGCATTATCTGCGTATTTTGGTTGGAAGCATCAGAAAGAAGCGATGCAAAATCGGCATCAATGGGAAGTTGCTGATATGCGCAAAGCTGGTCTTAATCCGATCCTGTCAGCTACAGGCGGTTCTGGCACTCCTGGCAACGCGCCTCCGATTGTTGCTCCTGACTTGGCTGGCGCTTTTAAGTCTGGTGCTGAAGCGTCAACTCAGCATTCTGAGAAGAATTTGAAAGATGCTCTTGAGAAACAGACTTATGTTCAGAATTCTGCTTTGCAGGCTGATGCTGGTTTGAAGCGCGCTCAGGCTGTTGCTTCTGATAGTTCTTCTAATTTGATGTGGTCTCAGACTAAGGGTCAAGAGATTGCTAATAGAATTCAAGAGGAGAATTTAAAGCAAGCGAAGTTTATGACTCAGAATTCTGCTATTGCTTCTGAGAAGCAGAAGTTAGCTTTTGATTATATGAAAGAGCACTCTAGCGCTTGGAAATTTGGCCAGTGGATGAATCTGATAAATCCGTTTAATTCAACTGCGCCAATTACAAATTCTGCTGTTGGCGCTGCTCATCTTGCGAAATGATAGATGCGATTCTTAAGTTCGTTAATGTTTTGCTGAACTCTGGTTCTGCGATCTGGGAGGCCTTCAAGGCCGTTAAGAAACTTTTTAAAAAGTGAGGTTTATATGTCTCGTCGTCGTCATAAGCTTTCTCGTAACGCATCTAAGCGTATTTTCCGTAAAGGTGCATCACGCACGAAGACTTTGAATACTCGTGCTACGCCTATGCGCGGCGGTTTCCGCATTTAAGCGTTAACCCTTGTTACCTGCCGCGGTCGTCATAGTTATCATTTTGAACATCTCAATTTCATTTGATTTCATTTGGAACTGCGCTATGGCTACTGCGGCTTTTCGTTTGACTCTTAAAGACTTTGGCGTCTGCTGGCTTATCCCTGGCGAAGAAAGCTATGTTGGTCGTTGCAAGTTGGTGACCTGGACGCTTTATCGCGATCGCCCTTGGGTCGCTCTTTGTTCATTTCAGGTTCGTTTTCGCTCTTCTCGTGAGACGATTCTTCGTGAGCTTCATATTGCGTGTCTTGAAAAATGCCTTGCTTTCACCCAATAACGGCTTATCGACTCGCCGGATCTAAGACTAAAGACGGTACTCGCAACGCTGTAACCTTTGATCCTTCGAAAGCTATTCCGTTTTCTGAGTTTAAGATTCCTTGTGGCCAGTGCATTGGCTGTCGTCTTTCTAAGTCTCGTGAATGGGCCGCTCGATGTGTTGTTGAAGCTAAGTCACATAAGAACAACATGTTTCTTACGTTGACTTATGACGATGCTCACTTGCCTGAAGATGGTTCACTTCATTACGAGCATTTTCAGCTGTTCATGAAGCGCATGCGTAAATACTTCATGAGCCGTTTTGGTCAACAGCTTCGCTTTTTTATGTGTGGCGAATATGGCGATAAGCTTGCCCGTCCTCACTATCATGCAATTATTTTTGGTGTGACCTTTGTTGATAAACAGCTCTGGTCGATTCGTCGAGGCAATAACTTATATCGTAGCCGTACGCTTGAGAAACTTTGGCCGTATGGTTTTAGTTCGATTGGTTCAGTCAACTTTGAGACTGCCGCTTATGTCGCTCGTTATGTTACGAAGAAAATTACAGGTCCTTTGAAGCTTGAGCATTACGATGGTAAGGTTGCTGAATTTTGTCATTGCTCGCTTAAACCTGGCATTGGTCATGACTTTTGTGAAAAGTACATGACTGATATTTATACTAATGATCGACTTATTCTTAGCGAGAAGATTATGATGAATCCTCCAGCTTATTTTGATAAGTTGTTGGAGCGTTCTGATATTGTTCGTTATGAAGAGATTAAGCGTCTTCGCGAAAAGCGAGGTCGTGATTTTGAAGATACTGGCGAAGCTTCGCCGCAACGTCTCTCAGTTCGTGAACGCGTCCAAGAACTGAAAGTCGCTAAACTCAGACGCGTTATGGAAGAGAATCAATCATGATCCTTAAGGTTTTTTCCGTTTTCGACTCTAAACTTCAGGTTTTTAATACGCCGTTCTTCAGCCGTTCTGTCGCTGATGCATCTCGGTCTTTTTCTGATCTCGTTCGTGATAGTCGCACTACCGTTGGTCAGCATCCCGACGATTTCTTTCTTTATGAGATCGGTCAGTACTCTGATGAGACTGGAGAGCTTGTAGCCTCTGCTCCGACACAGATTGCTGCTGCGACTGCTTTCGTTTCTACGATTGAGGACCCCAAAGCGGCCGCGCCTGTTAAGGCCGAAGTCTAAGTACAGACGCGGCCGCAACACGGAGATTCTTCTAATCAGTCCTTGCGCAGTGCGAGGACTTTTTTATATGGAGCTTATATGAAGTTCAAAATTAATCACACAAACGCTACTGCCGAAGGCATTGTCTTTACTGAACCGTCGATGACTCAACAGCACTTTAAAGATGAGACCATGATCGACAACATTTTGCAAAAGTATGCAGAGACCGGTTTTTTGACTGATCCTTTTTCTCCGAAGCGTCCGATTCAATTTGGCGACTTTTCTGACGTCACAGATTTTCAGACTGCTCAGAATGCTGTTGCTCGTGCAACTGAATACTTTGAAAGCCTTCCGTCTCGTGTTCGCTCGTCTTTCAATAATTCTCCATCTGAGTTCCTTCAGGCGCTCAATGATCCTGAACAGAGGAGTAAGCTTGAAGACCTTGGCCTTGTTGCTCCTGAAGAGCCTAAAGCTCCTGAGTCAACTCCTCAGCCGACTCCATCTGCCGATCCTAAACCGTCTTCTTCTGACAACAACGGGTAATTACTAATAACTCATATAAGGGATGGTTTCCATCCCTCTCAAACCATTTTACCCACCTTGGTAAAATGGTTCTTTTTTTCAGGTATCTCAACGATTTGCGTACGGGTACACACCGGAACCAGTTACTTACTTGATGTAACTGGTTCCGGTGACACCCCGATGCACGTGCGGGTACCCAACGCACTGCTCGAATGTTTGCTTTCTCTTTGACTTGTGGTATATGCTTTGTCCTACGGTGATAAAGCTTTTTGAGTCTTGGTTTTAGAGCCGTAAGGCGGTTAGGTCGAGAGGGCTTTCGGACCTAGCCGCCTTTTTTGTTATCTATAGCTATGGATTTTTAGATGTCATCAGTTAATCGTTCTACTCAGCATCTGTTCTCTCAGATTCCTTCGACTCAGATTCCTCGATCGGTCTTTGACCGTTCTCATGGATATAAGACAACTTTTAATTCTGGTTTTCTTGTACCCTTTTATGTAGACGAAGTTTTGCCAGGAGATAGTTTTAAGCTGACTGCCACGCTTTTTGCTCGTTTGGCTACTCCTATTGTCCCGTTCATGGACAATCTTTATTTGGAGACTTTCTTCTTCTTTGTTCCCAATCGTCTTGTTTGGGACAACTGGCAGAAGTTCAATGGTGAACAGAAGAATCCAAATGATTTAACGGACTTTTTGATTCCTACTGTTTCTGGTACGAATGTTCAGAATCAAACGCTTTGGGATTACTTCGGTCTTCCGACGAATGTCAATGCAGCATTGAAAGTTAATGCGTTGCCTTTCCGCGCGTACAATCTCATTTTTAATGAGTGGTTTAGAGATGAGAATCTTCAGA